CGGTACGCCAATTGCCCACTTGTTACGATAAAATATCCGTCTTGGTAAGTTAAGTCGCTTGGCGTCGGGAAGTCTGCGTCTGTGATTTGTGTGAAAGTATCTGTGCTTTTATTAAAGATATACCCATACGTGCCGTCAATAATCATGATTTGCGTCGGGTTTTCTTCCATATCAACCCGTGCCGAAGGTGTTAATAGCGTACCGCGTTCTGTGCTTGTGCCGTCTTCAAATACTTCGTAAAACTTATCACCTGATACAAAAAAAGCCCTGTCTGCGCTCTCAATACCGCCCCTAATAGATCCCCCACCAATCGTGGTGAATGAAGAAAGGCCGGACGTACCCCTTAATGCGGCAACACTCTTGCTTGTACCTGTTTCTGATAATATGGGGTATAAATTAACACATCTTTGATTATCGAAGCTTACCGCTTCCATTTGATATGTCGCACCTACAAAAGGAATAATCGGCATTATTCATAACCCTCAAAAATATTGCCTTTAACTCTATCCCTTGATGGTACATCTATCTTGGATGTATAGTAGTCTTTCTGGCTGTTCTGGATTAAAACATTATTCTTTGTTTGCTTTGCGATACGTTGCACCGTCATATTGGCTTCGCGCTCATATTCAGGGGCAATCCATACTGCGCCATTATAAACCAGCGCCGCTTCGTACTCAGGGGGCAGGTTATACGCCGTGTCAAGTGTAGAGAACGCTGTTAATTGTTTTAGGCTGTTAATCGTAACAGTGCCGCCGGTAGGCTTAGGATAGAAATAAATCGTGCCTGTAGGGTAATTAGCATCATAATAAAAATAATAAGGGTCACTACCTGCTGTATTCTTAGATGAGATATACGAATAATCCGTGTTGCTTATCTGTAGTACAGGATAATCAATGCTGCCTGATGTGGTATACATGCTGGTAATTTTAAGCGGTCTAGACGTGTTAAAATCCGCACCAGAGCCTATCGTATAGCTTGCAGCCGAACCAAGGTTAAACGTTTCCTTTGTTTCCGTAAACACATACCCGCCTTGCACAGACCAACTGGAAAGCATTTGATTTAATGTGCCTAAAGCGTCCTGCGCCTCATCATCATCTAAGGATGAACCTTTACCTAAGACATGGATTTTACGCAGCATGTCCTTAATTATATCTCTAGCTGTTGTCATCCTTCTTTACCTTCTTTTTTTTAGGCTTTTCTTCTTTTGTTTCTTCCTCAGCCCAGCCTTGTGCTTTTAACGTCGGAATAAGCTTGGAATCGTCATCCAGTATTTTAACTTTATCATCTTTAATTAATTTCATTCTAACCTCCGTAAATTAGGCTGCGGGGTTTCCCCCGCATACCATTATGTATCGGCTGTAAATATAGCCGCCCAGTTTGTCGTATCAGTAGCAACCAAGATTGCAAGCGTCTTGCCTTCAATCGTAATTGCTGCATTAGCAGAACCGCCGTTAATCGTCCCTGAAGTGGCTGGATAAATAGGAAGCCCGTTTGTCGCAACAGAGTTATAAACTAGAATAACTGTGCCTGTCGTCGCTGTTGGTAGAATAACGCCCTTTGTGCCGTCTGCCGCCGTTACATTATTCAATGTATAAGCAAGAGATGCCGCAGTACCTTGGTTAGAACCTGCCGCCGCTACGCTTCCGCTATCTGTAATAAATAACGAACTAATAACCGCTGCATAAATCTCATCAAAGTTTGCGTTAATTTGCGTTCTTACTGTGTTTTCGAACGCGCCTTCGTTCTTAATCGTGACTTGTGTCATTTTAATCTCCTTAAGGTTAAAGAAAAGGGGCGGGTATTTCACCGCCCTCTAATATTAAGCAGTTAATTTACAAGCCCATTCTGGCCGCACCGGATCAAAACCATACAGCACGTCAAGACGTGTTATTACCTTACGGGTAAGGACATCAAAATCACGCACAAGGTTTACTGTAATCCCATCCACTGTTTCAGAGGCCACAAGGTCTACACCTTTTGGTGTATACAAGGGAACCGTCACCATCTTGAACGCCGATGGGTGGAAAGCAAAATTTTGCTCATATGCACCTGACGCCGCGCCAACGATAGTAATCGCATCACCATCTGCAGGGAAAGCAGAGATGTTCTGCAAACCACCATCAGCACCTGACGTATAAAACGCGGGGCTTACAGATAGCGTGGCATAACCAGAAGCATCCGCTGTAGCATCTGCTGTTACCACAAATTGCTTTAATCGTGATGTCGTTTCCTTAGTAATAGGGTGAACTTCAAATACAGTGTCGATTGTAAATACTGTCCCCTTTTTCACTGTACCTGTTGTTGTGGTAAGTCCCTCAACAACAAGTGTTGCCTGACCTTCAGTTGATACGGTTGTACGAACCTCAAACACATCATCGTTACCGTTGGTGTGTGTATTGAGAAGCTCTGTTTCATACCAATCAAAACCGTCCGCGCGGCCAACCATACCTTGCTTGTATTGTTTGTCAATTTCTGTAGAAGATTGAAACAAACCTTTACGAGCATCAACAGCCAATGCACCACTTGCTGAACTCATAATAAGCTTACGGTTTCCACGTGGGGCTAATTGTTGATTAAGTTTGGTACGTGCAGCCAAAACATCAGCAACAGTAAATGTATTAGAACCTGCCGTACCAACACTGTTATAAACAGCATCAGACGCAATTTCTAAACAACGGCTTTCAATATTGTGTGCAATACTTTCTGCTGCTGGCATACCAAAGCGTTTTAACGCTTGCTTTACATCAATATCGGTTGCCAACTCCAAAGAGTCCATTTCCATACCGATAGTCGCTGTTTTGTTAAGCGTTAAGGCCGCTTTTTCTTCCACACTATCCTGTATTGTACTTGTAATATCAAGACTATCCTCTTGCGGGATATAACGAGGTGGGATAGATGTATAAATCACATCACCTGATTTGAAGTCATTTTTTCCGTCAAAATCCGTAGCGTCTGCTTTATCCACCATCCCGCAAAAAACAAGGTTGTCTTTTAGGGTCTGTGCAATACCACGGGCAAATACACCACTGGCATCTTTAATATTATTAATTGTGTTCGCCATTGTAAAAACTCCTTTTAACTAGCGAGCCACTTTCTAAAATCATCCTGACTTAAATCATCAACAACTTTTTTTGTTTTAGCTGTCGCTTTTATCTTAGTAACAGGTTTATCAAGTGGCTTTGTTTCTTTACGTTCGGGAGCCTTAAAGCCTTTTTGAATTTCATATATAGCAATCGCCGCTTTTCTTGGTGACATCTTAGCAATGTCCTCAAGTTCGCTTAACCGTTCGCCGCCGTTAGAACCAAAATAATCAATGACTTGTGCAATATTTCCGTCGAATGCCTGATCCACTATGAACCTTTCCACAGCGGGGTCAACATCCAATGTCTTGACAAAATCCTCAAACTCCGCTTTTGACGCTTTGTAATTAGGATTAATCTTGACATATTCGGCTTCTTGCTTCGCACGAATACTCTCACGTTCTGCCATAGCTTTTTGCGCGGCTTCTCGCTGTTGCTTTAGCAAATTCTCTTTTTCGCGTTCTGCAATCAACTTCTCTGCCTTGTGCTTTGCTAGTGCGTCGGTGTATTCCTCGTACGTTTCAAAGTCATCAATATTAGGCTCTTGGCTTTCAGGTTTAGCATTTTGTTCTAGCTTTTGCTGTATAGCTTCAAGTTCCCTATTGCGCTGCTCCAGTAATTCTTGCGTCTTACGATTTGCAGCGGTTTGTCTGTCAATCTTGCGTTGCTTGGCTTCTGCTTCTTTTTCAAGACGCTCCAAACGTTGCTCGACTGTTTCTTCTACTTCTTCACTTTCCGCTTCAGCTTCAACTTGCGCGTCACCTTGACTATCTACTTCGTTGTCTTCCACTTCGGTTTCTGTAGTTTCGACCGCTAGGTCTTGTGTTTCGGCTTTAACGCCTTCTATTTCTTCACTCATTTACGTCCTCCTCAAGACTTTCAGGTGTTTCAGGTACACCAGTCACCTCATTAAGCTCAGACTCTTTCGCGTCCAGCATAATACTTACAGCCTCACCCATATCTTGCACTTGGGCAGCAATCCCATTTACGGCATTTCCTAACGCCGTTACAGCCTCAAGATTAAAACCCGTCGTTTCTGCGCGCATCTTTTCAATCTCGGCC